GCAGCACGGTACCGTTTGCGTTGTAATAGTAGTAATCGGAATAATAAGTCGTACTCCCTGCACCCGTCTCTGTCGTAAATCCAAGCAGCGGATTTTTGTCAAACGGAGTAATAACTTTCGTATACCCCTCGCCTTCTTTTCTGTCTCCCATATACGAATATGGAGCGTCGTATTTATCGGAAGCATAATCTTCCGGGGATTCGCAAACGTAAACTTTCTTACCTTTGAAGTTTATTCCGTCGCACCAAGTCCAAGTATTACCCCAAGGATTTTCGATTCCTCTATACTTGCAAGCGTGTTTGCCGTCCGTATTACAAGTAGCGTCCGTCCAAGGGTCGGTTTCAAGGTCGTGGTTATTATTATACGAACCCGAAGGAGTTTTGATATTGTCGGTATGCCCCGTTATAAGAGCGGCAGTATTCTCACCGTTTGTAAATCCTTGCATAATTGATTGAGAGTTCGTGGTTGCAAACTCAATCATAAACAATTCTTTAATGATAGCGTCGATTAAAAAATCATACTGCTGATAACCCGCTCCCACCGCCTTACAAGCCGTCCTATAATTCGGAAGAGTAATAGAAACTTTAACCGTTTGCCCGCTCTTCGACATCATTCGAGAGTTCGTGGAGTCGTAACTTCCCTCATACTTACCGATAAGAACGTAGTCGAGTTCGTTTCCCTTGCCGTCTACGAACAAAGTCCCGAATCCGTCGTACCTACAACCCGATATTTGATGTTTATAAGTTCCGTTCGTATTCTTTGTAATTTTCGTATAGAACTTTGGCACACGAATGAAAACGTTTCCGAACTTATCCGTAACTTCTTTCATCTCGCACCAAGGGTAACATCTATCAAAGTCGCTCTTAATTTCGCTCTGACCAACCGTGTAGCCTAACCCCACCGCCGAATCCGTTCTCGTAAGAGTTGGCGAGGATTGCCCTACGCCGTCTACCCCGTAAATTTTTGTTTTTTCTAAAAGCATTTTAAGCCTCCTTATTTACTTTCGAGAGCGATTATTCTCTCGATAATTTTCTTAAATTGTCTATCTATTGCTCCGCCTTTAATATAGCCGCGCGACTTTTCAGCCTCGTCGGACATCACGGCGTAGCCAACGACTTGATGTTCTTCTATTCCAACTTGCAACTCTTGCTTTGCATTTCCGATAAGATTCGTCGTTTCCGTTCGATTCCAAGTTTCGTTTTTTCCATACGCCCCCACATCGCCGGCGGTTAAGGTTATATCGTTTGCAAGTGTCTTCCCGTTTATCTTTCTCGTTTCGGGTACAAGACCGCTTACAAGCGATGAAATATCAATTTCCGTTTTATCCCCGCTTTGAAAGGTAAGTGTAAGTTTTCCTTTTGAATAACTTGCTTTCGTTATGAGACTCTCGATAGGTAAATCCACCATACCTTCGCTTAAAACAACGCCCTCTTTATTCAAAAGTTTTATCGTCATTTTGTAATCTTTATCGACCGACAAAGATATGCGTGTTCCGTTCGTCGCTTCAAGTTCTCTAAACTTCTTATCCGTTCCGCCGCCCTTCGTGTAATTCCGCGCTGTTTCCGACTCTTCGGCGTGGAAAGCGGCGAATCCGTAAATCTCTTTTTGGTCAACCTCTTTTCCGAGTGCGGTTACGTCTTGATTCGTGTCGTTTATTCTTCCGTCAAGTCTACCCACCTCGGAATCAAACGTACTTTCGCTCACAAGTCCGCTTATAAGGTCGGAAATGTTGACCTCAATAGGATTGTTATCCATTGAACCGTCCGCAGTCTTGATATTGAGCGTGAGAACCCCGTTAGCATAACTCGCGCCAAGAATCATACTTTCAAGCGGAAGGTCTATCGTTCCCGAACTTAAAACTTCGCCTTTTTCGTTTTTCAAAGCCACCGTAACGATATAAGTAGTCGGGTCTATCGCAACGCTTACTTTTGCCCCCATAGCCGCGAGTCTATCTTCAACGTACTTTCTCGGCGTAGAGTCTTTATCCGCTTTCGGACTTCCTACTTGCAAAGTTCCGTCTGCAAGATATATAGGGATTTTCCCTTCAAGAGGCGTAGGCGAAATATCTTTCGTAACGTTCGCCCCGGTCTTTCCGATAGAATAAAGTCTCTCATACTCGCTTGTATTTGTTACCTTCGCAAGTTTGTCTCGGTACAAAATAACAATGTCGTTTGCATTATTGATTATCGTATCAAAACCTACAAGCGTTTTCTTATAACTTGCAAGCGACGACGTATAATCTCCCAAATATTCCTTCGGAACTGAAAAAGCAATCTTCCCCGAAGTAAAAGCATTTGCTTCAATGTTTCGAGTATATCCCAAAAATTTTACGGCAGTTAGAGCATTGCAACCATAAAACGCTTTTGAGTAAATACTCGTTATTGAAGACGGGATTTCCACGCTTTTAATATCCTTACCCTTAAATGCTTCAAGACTTATTACCGTAACAGGGTAATACACACCTTGATAGAGTACAGAGCAAGGTATCGTTATATCGACTGCATTCCCCTCGTAACTTGAAATAAAAAATTTGCCGTCTTGGAATTTATACACCATTCCGTCCGAGCCGTGATAGTAAACGCCTGATACAGTTCCGATAGAATCGAGTGATTTTTCGGAATATCCAAGAACCCCGTTTAATTCTTCAACTACTCTATCAATCTCGGTTAGAGCAGAGTTTGTAATGTCTATAATCGGTTTATAAAACGCTCTACGAATATCGTCGGCTTTATACCCCGAATCCGTAGGATTGTTCGGCAAGGAATAAGCGGATTTTCTTTGTATTGCCGATTTTACTTCGGCATTGATTTTTTGGACTTTTGCCATATCATCTCACTCCTATATTAGATTTGTTGATTTTATAAATGATAGTGAAAGTATTCACTATACAATTGCTATCGTTATCGGATATAAATCGGAATATAATGAAGTTAAAGTTGCGCTCATTACACTTTACGGAATAACTATTTGCAAACCCCGTGTCAAATGAAAAGTTCTCAAACGAAAAATTATCAAACGAAAATACGTTTATTCCTTTTGCATTGATGAGTTTATTTACGTTTCTCGTCTCATATCCGAACGAGAGTTTTCCGTTGACTTCAGGCTCGGTCGAAATAACCATTTTGAGAAGAGTTTTACTTGACTCGTTCGTTCCGAGGTCGAATATAGGAGTATACCATTCGGCAACCACGTTTCTCGTGTGGGTAAACCGCGCGAGCGGATTCGTCGGAAGAGTTGAATTATAATTCGCAAGAATTAAAACGTTGCCGACTTTGTAGTCTTTGAGTTGAAAAGAATCTTCGGTTACGTTCGCAAGATATAACTCTATATTTGAAATAGCCTTATAAAGATTAAATCCGCCGCTTGCGATAGAAACTTTGTTCCCACTCTCATCTTCAAGAGTATACGAGCAACTTCCGTTATCTACATCTCGAACGTAATACTTTGTGTTTATTACAATACCGCTCTCCCCCACCATATCGGCATAGACCTCCATTCCGTCGTGAAAAGATATGATTTTTTCTTCGTCGGAAATGATTCGGTCGTTTTCTACAACCGCATTATTTGCGATAAGTGCGTAAAATCCCGTCGTCGAAATAGTCATTCTATCGCCTTCGGAAAGTTCTATGCCGATATTTTTGTTGTAAATAACCTTGTTGTCCGCTATATCGAAAGTTAAATCCCCAGAAGTGCTATCTTGATAAGTCCTATCGGTATATTCATTATCAAACACGCAAATTTGTCCGTCCGCGCTCCCGAAATATAAAACATTATCGATATTTGCCCATACTCTCACGGGGCAATTATCCCAATACCACCACTCATAGTTATACGAATTGTCGATGTCGTCGTTCGAGGTGTATTTATATCTCGAATCGGCTATATAAACCACGTTATCCACGGCAAGGTAATAACGATTTTGATATACAATTCCGACCGCCTCCGATAAATCGGCGTGTGTCTTTAACTTCTCATTGATTGACCGAGAGCGTTCTCTCGTATATCTTTCGGTCGTCGCAACGTTATCCGCAAGAACTATTCCGAAAACGCCGTTTCTCGAAAGTATTATGTTGTCTCCCGCAAAGTTCGCACAAGCATATCTACTTATAACTCCTTCGCCTATACTTCCGGCGGAAGTCGGAAACACGCCACGAATACTGTCAAGGTTTCCACTTGAATCGTAAGATTCCTTATAAGTTCCCGTCCGATAAAAAATACTCGCTTCTTGACTCGTTTCGGATTTGTATACAACGAGTGTACTATCCGAAAGCCGACCGTACCCGCTTATCGGTACTGAATCGCTACCCATTGACGATGTGTTTAAGTCTCCGAAGTAAGTGTAATCGTCTGCTTCCGAATGGAAATCTATATTCGGATATTCAGCGTTGCCCGCAAGAAATAGTCTATCGGTATTTCCGCTAACGCCAAACAATACCCCAAAATTACAATTTGCTATCCTGTCAATATAACCTTCAACCGAGTGTTCAAACGTAACGAAAATATTATCTCTATTTTCTATTTGCGGTGTCGTAGCAATTGAGAACGTTATTTTCCCATTTTCAAAATCTATCGTTCCGACTTGCGTTGAGCCGTCATATAACTTTGTTTTATCGCTTCCCGTGTTGGAGATTTGTTTTGTAACCGCCGCCCCGTTTGACATAGTTTCCAATTTTATATCCACGGTCGTTCCGTCATCAATACCTCCCGAATCGAGAGTCCAAGTTTTATTCGTTTCGGAAGTTCCGAGAAGTTGGTTTATTCTACGAGACGAAAGGCAGTTTACGTCATCGAGACTTCCCCTCGTATCATCGGACACGCTATCGTTATCAATAGATATTGTCGTAGTTGGAATATATGTATCTGTGTTATTCGCCACTCTACGCAATTCGTAACTCGTACCCTCGTTCCAAGTTCCGTATACAAGATAATCTCCGCAGCCGATTATATATGCTCTACCCTTATTGAAAAAAGCCTGACTTCTTTGGTCTTTGATTTTGGTGGTATCAACTTTCGACGGGGTGTATGTCGAGGTTAAAGTTATATCTACTACGGAATATCTTCCGCCGTTCTTAACGAGTCGATAAAATCTTCGTCCGGCGTGGACTAAAACTTCTCTACGACTTCCGTTCACGTACTCAAAAATTCCGTTTATTCTTTGAGATTGCCCGCCGTATTTGATTTTAATAAGTTCGTTCCAACCGTTTCTTTTTTTGTTTACTCCATATTCGTTTATGAAGTTTCGCATATTCGAGGCGCGGTCTCTACGAACGCTTAAAGCCGAAGACGAAAAATCTACGCCCTTAAAATCGGAAAGTTGAAGAGTTCTTCGAGTCTTTAATGATATATTCGTACTTGCTCTCATACTTACTCCGTTTGCGAGTAAACAGTCTTAATTCTGCTTACCTTGTTCGTTTTCCTTAAAAGAATTTCTTCGATACCCGATTCAAACCAATTCCGCGCCTCGCTCGCTTCGTTCGGCTCATCGTCTCGATATAAGTCGCCTTTTACGAAATACGGGATAAGCGCAACGATGTTTTCGGGTATAGGCACTTCCCACTCGTTATCAGTAAGAAGTTCAACTCTCGGAATCGTCGGACGATAAAGCACAGTATAGTTTATATCTTCATCGTCGAAACGTTCCAAAACGAGAGTATCTCCTTCAATTTGATAATCGCAATCTCCGCAATACTCACCGTCGGCAGTTTCGCTTACTACACGGTCTATATCACAGTAATTATCAATTATCGACGGAAGGTCGAAACGAATAAAAGCACCGCTTGCAACCCCTTCCAATGCCGTCAAGGTCTTTGATTTAGACGGAAGAACGCCTTTGCTTTCAAGAGCGGAAAAACAACGATTTATACTTCCGGGCATATTCACAAGATAAGCGTTATAGGTATCGTCTTGCTCGTATGTTTCAAGTTTATCTATCGTAATATCATCGCCCATATTGACAAACATCAATTTCAACGCTTCGATTTTTATATCTCCGTATTTCATAATCTCTCCTTTGGCAATTCGGAAGAATCGAACTTCCCATTTCCTAAAATTGCATAAAAGAGCCTACCTACTGTTAGATAGGCTCTTGTTTTGCTTATACGAGAGCGGCTACGCCGACACTCGGAGTTCCCGCCGACTTAACGACGATTTTACCTTTGTTCGCACCGGAAACAAATTTGAATCTTCCGCTTTCCAACTTCACAAGGCTAATCCCCCTCGGAGCGGAAAGCGTAAGGTCTGCTACACCCTGAATACCGTTGCCCGCCTTAACCGTGAGAGAAACTGCGGAATCTCCGCTATTGCTTATGACGAGAATCATTTTCGCGTCGTTCTCGCTCCAATCGAGAGCCTTTTCGGTATTCGCCGTGAGAGCGGTAAGCGTAGGGGTTGCGATGTTATTTCTCATAGTAACTTCCATTGTCTATGTCCTCCTTTTACGCGTATTTAACGTTGATATTGATAACTTCTTTCGGTCTTACGACTTTTGCGTCGAAAAGAATGTAACCCTTTACCGCGTCGGCAAACTTCTTTTCGGGACGATAAGGCTCGGTGTGGGTCAAAGGCTTTGCAAATGCAAGCGCTCTTTGAGTCCTTATCATAATGTTGTCGGTCGCGCCGCTATCCGTTTTGCAAACGTTGTTCGACATCTTGACGATAACGCTACCGTATTTACCCACTCTGCCGTTTTTAAGAATTTCGGAATTATCGGTGTCTTTGTCTACATACTCTCTCTTGAAAAGCGTGTAGAATCTCGGAGAGACGGTAACAACCACTTTCGTAGTGGACTTAACGTCATTCTCATAGAGTTTTTGAATTGCCTCGTCAAGAATATGAAGCACGTTCTTTTCGCCCGTACTCGCCGTTCCCGCAACGACCTTGACAGGCGAGGCAAACAGTTTTTGAACCGAGTCGTCAACGGCAAAACCCGCGACGTACTTATCAACCTCGTCCGCAAGACCCTCCGAAGTTTCCGCTTCGAGCGCGTCCATTACCCCGCCTACGGATTGAGCCTTGTCGATATCGCCAACCATATAGTTGAAGTAGCGGATTTGATTGATGTACATAATAACGGAAGTATCTTCGACTTCTTCGGGAGCGTCGATATCGTTATTACGATTTGCCTTGGAAAGGGTCTTAATGGTAGGTTTTCCTACGCCGAGAATCGTTACCGATTCGCCTTTCTTTTTAACTTGTCCTTCGTACTTGCGGTTGCAGTCTTCTACAAACACGCAAAGTCTTTCGAGTTCTCTTTCAATCCCTTCGTTCCAAACGGAGGGGATAAAGTTTTGATATGCCATAATGTTTGTTTATCCTCCTATTTAATATTTCCATTTCGACATACTCGCACGAATCTTGTCATAGTTCTTATGGACTTCCTCTTGGGTCATCGCTTGAACTTGCTCTCTCGTGTAATAGCCACTATCGTTCGGATTCGTGCTTGACAACGACCCCGGAGACGCTTTCTTGTTTGCAAGCGTTTGTTTTACCATTTGTTTGGCTTTCTTTTCGTATTCGCTCACAAAACTTATAAAGTCATCGTATATTTCCGATAAAGGTTGCTTACCGACTTTTCCGTCTGCGAATTTTTGGAATTGTTCGTTTGAGATAAGCGAATGAACATTTACCTCCGGGTGTTTGGTCGAAAAATCATTAAAATCTTTTTCGTACCATTCCTTTTCTTCCGTTTCTTTCGCAACTTCTTCGGCTTTCTTCCTTTCTTTTTCCTTTTGGTATTTGGAAAAATCGGACAATGGGTCTCCGCCGTTCTTTTCGATTTCCTTCATCAAAAGATATTCTTCTACGTCGGCGTGGTCTTTCATCGGCTCGTTCGTAAAAGGATTCTTTCCGTTAAGGACTTCGATAATGGCTTTTTCTCTCGTCTCCGCCTCTACTTTTTTAAGTTCGGCTTGGCGTTCTGCCTCACGCCTACGACGAGCGTTTTCGGAGTTTTGTTCCTTCGTTTGGGTTTTCGATTCTTCCTTCGGCTCGGTTTTTCCTTGCTCACCGCTTTCGGAATCGGTAAATTCAACGTCGTTCTCGCCCTCCGTATTTTTGCCGATGTCAGCGTGTTCATCGACCTCCGTAGTTGCTACGGTTTCTTCCGCTGATTTTTTATTTTCTTCCGACATAGAAGTCTCCTTTGGATTTTTGCGCGTTCCTGCGTGATATTATTGTATAGTAATAGGTTTAACCTACTTGCTATCGGTTTGAGTCTTTACAACTTTTTTATAATTCGGACAAGACGGCTTTCGGCAAACGTAAACCGTCGAGCCTTTTATCCTTTCAACTCTCATTTCGACTTTGCATTTAGGGCATAACATTTCCGCCGCCTCCTTGTAATCCGTTGTATATGGTTTGCGCCATATCCGTTGCGTCCTTCGTGGTCTCCGCAAGTTTTGCGTTGCCGAGTTGGATTTGCTTGTTCGCCTCGGTTATCTTCCCCGAAGCCTCGATATAAAGGTTTGCAATATAGGTCTTTAACTCGTTGTTTTCTTTGATGACCGCGACAACTTTATCGACTGTTTCCTTCTGTTGTTCTACAACCTTTGCAAGTTCAATGTTTTGTTGCTCCGACTGTTGCAGTTTTTGCGTTAGTTCGGCTACCTGATTCTTCTCGTCTTCCTCTATTCCTTTTAGAATCTCCGTTCTGTTCGACAAAGCGTCTTTCGGATAGGCTTTTAGATAGGTTTTCATCGAAATTAACCCCTTCGCAAGAAGAACGTCAAGAGCGTTTATATCTCCCGCTGCCGAAGCCTTCGTCCCCGAAGTTGCCTCTACAACGACTGAAAAATCGGTTCGTCTATACTCTTCGCTATTGAATACGTCCGACATTTGGACTTCTTCGTTATCCGCTATCCCTTGCATAGGTTGACTCTCGTCATTCGGAAACGTTTCAGTATATGTAAACTCTTTCTCCGTGTAATAGAGTTTGAAAAATTGTGCGAGAACCTTGCCTTGTTTTTCTTTGACGAGCCAAAACGAATCTTTGAGTTCTTCAATAGGTTGAGTTGCTTGCGACTGTAATTGTGCGATTGCCGCCCCCGACATACCCGCACCGAGAGTTTCTCCCGTCATTACCTCCGTAGACCCCGTAACAACCCTTGTAAGTTGCGTAAGCGTATCTATAAGTTGCAACGGTTGACTTTGAATCGCTTGCTCTGACATCTTCCGTATGCCTTGTCCCGTACCCGTATAGTCAACTATGACTTGCCCCGGTTCATTCGTTATCACTTGTCCTTTGAGAGCGTTCGGCGCGACAATATACTTTCCCCACGCAGTCTCTTGGTTGTTAAGAAGAGCCATAGCAATATTGAAGTTTATCGCCTTTTGGTTCGGTATAAGTCCTTCAACTTCTCCGAGTCCGTAAATACATCTCTCCTTTACTTCGTAGTTCCCTACGACGATAGGATATAGGTACGCCTTCGTAGTATCGGGGATAAGCGATTCCGCTTCGGGTTTATCGGGCGTGGCGTTATTCGGAGCGTCCTCTTCTGCAAACCCGAGTTCCTTTGCCGCACCTTCAAGGTCGGGAGTAATAGCGAACGGTTTATTGATTACAACGCTTTTCGTTGCCTTTTCGCAATACACTTCGCCGTCCTTGCGGAAGTATCTCGTAAGTACCGTACATAATTTGTCGCCGTCTTGTTCTACAATCCCGTACTTGTTGTCCGATTCATCGGAAACGATACTCTCGATGTCTACATTTCTATCGCATTTCGCCCTAACCGACTTAACGTTTTCACGCGAGGCAATCAATATCCATTCTTGCTTTTGCTCGTCAAGTTGTGTAGGGTCGGAGAAAAAAATGCTTAAAGGGTCGATTATCTCACACCTTAAACCGCCTTCTTTTGCTCCGTTCTTACCTTTCGCCTCCGAATCCCAATAGTAATGGTAAAAGTAAGAGCCTTTTATTACGCCGTCGTTTATCGCCTTTTTATCAAGCGATTCTTGACCGATTTCTTTTTGTATGTAGTCGGCAAAGTTGTTGAAGCGTTCCACGTTCGCCATTTCGTCTTCCGCGCGGTAAATTATCCTGACAGGAGTTGAAAGAATCGCACTCTTCTTGTTTCGGCAAATCATCTTAATGATATTTACCACGGGTCTCGGAAGATTTTTCGTGTTCTTTGTCGGTGCTGCCCATTGGTCTCCTTCATAGAACTTAACGAACTTCGGAATCTTTTTCGATAAGCCGACGGAAGACTGATAAGCGAGTCCGTTTTGATAATCGTCCCATAGCGATGTAGTCTCGGAATCGGTCGCATATCTTTCTTTAATATCCATTGTCTTCCTCCTTCCCGTTCAACCACTCGTCCATAATTACACTCACAGTGGGCGGTTGGTCTTCTTCCATAGTTTTTTGAGATACTGTACGCTTTTGTAGTTCGTCAATCTTCTTTTCCAACGAGTCGACCCTACTTTCGAGTTGTTTTATTCGTTTTCTATTAAACATTAAAAATCCTCCCATTGCATATAACCCGTATTTCCTTCGATTTCTTCGGACGAGAAATTCTCTTCAATAAACTCATTTTCGTTTATCTTAACTTCAAGCCACTCTCTCGGTTGCTTCTTCGCTACAAAATGCCCGATAGCGCAAGCCATAACCAAATCGTCGTGGCAACCGTCCAACGCTTCCATTTTGCCGTTGTCTTTTCTTGTGAAAGTCGTCATCTCTTTCAGCGTAGGCACGTCAGGCTCAATCGTTGGGTCGTTTCTCATAAGCGTTACAAGTTCGCCTATGATTATCGGTTTCGTTCTCGATGTTGTCTCGAACCCGTAGTCCATAACGGTTTTATCCGCCGCGCTATCAAACCGTTCTCGCATATAGAGGCTTGTGTAGCCGTACTTCTTTTGGAGTATTCTCGTCGGTTGCCTTGAATAGTTTATCTCGATTCCGATAAGTGCTTCGTGATAGTAGATACCGAGACAATACATTTGCTCGGCGTAAAGGTCTTCGTCTATGTACTGTTTATGCAAGGTTGCCACGGCTTTATCGTCGAGAGAACATATAACCTTTGCCGTAAAAAAGTCTTTACCCGTTCCGGCAGTATCTCCGCCGATTGCGTAAGGTGCAAGACCTATCACTTCTCCGTCTTTGTTGTATCTCTTTCTCGGCTCTTCGTGAATCGTGATATATCCGTCCGTACTTTCTACGAATCGGATATTTTTTATCTTCCAATCAAAATCCTTTATTGCACCATTCTCGTCTTTAATCGGAATTGCTTCCTTGTCGTAGACAAAATAGCCTTTTTTAACCGCTTGCAAGGACGAAGCACGGATTATTTGATTATTGATTGATTCTTTATCGAACACACACTCGCCACTCGAAACAAATGCTTCCGTAGGCGTTATCGGATATTCTTGCTTAATCGTATTTTTATCAAGGTACGAATCGTATTTTTTGCAATACCAAGCAATTTGCTCTTTGTCTAACCCAATTGACTCCAAGAGTTTTTTTCTCTCCATAAGCCAAGAGTCTTTCGTATCGAGATAACTCAAATCCTTTATACGATATTCTTTCGTTCGCCACCAACCATAGAAAAGGTTATGGCAAGCACCTGAATCCCAAAGGTCTTTCGCTTGATTGAACCCGTTCGCAGTAGTCTCGTAAACAACGATAGCGTCGGCAGTTATTGCCTCGCCTATACCCGCTTGAATAGCCGATAGGTCGCACTCGTAGAACGCAACTTCCGAATAATGCACGAAGTTAAGCGTTCGAGAACGCCCCACTTGCTCCGTCGCGGTTGCTATACGCCAAGACGAATTGAGTTTATCGAAGAATAACTCATTTCTTGAATTGAACTTCTCGGAAGGTTTCAGTTCTTCCGGGAGTCTTTCATACACAACTCTTGCTTTATCGTTAAATATGGCGGCGGTATTGTCAGCACGGTCAGCCATAGTAAATCCCGCAAAGTTCTTCCTTACGATTGAAAACGATAACTGAATTGCCGTTATAAGACTCGTAAAGCCTTGTTGTCTTCCTTTCAAAACGAAGAAAGGCTTACTCGTTCCTTTCGTCTCTAACTGCGCAATAAAGTCCTTTTGCACGTCGTTAAGAAAAAAAGGCACAGTCTTTCTCTCTTTATCTACGATATAGAAAGCGACTTCTATAAGCAAATACGGTCTCGCAATTACTTCCGAAGATAACGACGGCGTAGAGAGTATTTTAATCACGCTCGCCCTAACAAGTTGCTTGTCATACTCTATATCGTGCCGTTCTTCCCATATTCGCTTACGCTTTTCAATAATGTCTTTTATAGTCAGCATTAGAAGTCCTCGAATTTCTTAACCGTTATATTACCTTCGACGATTGCCGTCGCCTCCTTGTTTGCGAGTGCTTGTTTGTCGTAAAGCGTTCCCAAGACAACCGCCAACTCTTTCGCTTGTTCAAGTTTAAGAGACTTTATCCTTGAATAAAGAGCCTTTCTCTGCTCGTTCGTAAGGTCTTTATTGTCGAGCCTACATATTTCTTCAACGAGTCTATCGAGTTCATCTTCGCTCTCTATCGCCCTATCCAAACGCCTTTCGAGAAGTGTTTTCGTCTTGTCGATTAGTCTCCAAGCGTCGTTTACGAACTTCTTTTTGTTTTCATTACGAAGTCTTTCAAGGTCAAATTCACTCTCCGACTTCGTAACTTCGTAACTATCTCCGCCTTTCGCCCTCCTCTCGGCTAAATCTTTGCTTTGCTCTAAATACTTTTTTTCCCAAGTCTTAACGGTTGTATATTTGAGTCCGAGTTGCTTCGCTACGTCCATAGCGTTGTTATTGCAAGCAAGAAGGGCAAAGGCTTTTTCCTTTATATCGTCGTTATACTTCTTGCCTTGTGCCATAACTTACCCCTATAAAGAAATGCAACGATTTTCAAACTTCTTGTAGGCGTCAAAATAACACTCTTTTTTATCGCCGTTATAAGTCAACTCATAATACATTCCGTCGCTAATGGTGGTACTTAATAATGCTTTGTTGTTTTGGAGAGTTTTGCAAGACCAAACAACATAGACATCATCTCCGTTAATTCTTTTACCCTCGCTTTTATCCAAATGCTCGTTGGTATAATCGCAAACCGCCTTTTTACAAAATGCAATAAACTCTTGATTCGTCATCAGATGTGCCTCGGATTTAACTCTTCATCGGTCTTACCCCAAATCGCAAGCCGATGTTGCAAGCATATAGCGTAGTCCGACATATACCGCAGTTGGTCTCTCATTGCGTTTCTCATCTCATACGAAATATCCTCCGCAATAGCCTTTTCACTATAAAGAAAAGCCGAGAGTTTTACAATTCTCTCTTTAAGTTCTTCAAGTTCATATTGAACTCTTTCCTTTGCCGTAAGTTCTACTTGTCTTTCACAACAATCGTCCATAATACACTCCTAAAAATGTTTTTGAGAGTTACAACCATTTTACGCTACTTATCAACTCTCCGAAGTTTTTCGCAACTTCTTACGAAGAACTTAATGGGTTTTGGCAGCAGAGGTTAGACTCGAACTAACATATAAACGGGTCAAAGCCGTTCGCCATTCCTTTTGGCTACTCTGCTATGGTTGCGGAGGACGGAATTGCACCGCCGACCTCTTGTTTATGAGACAAGCGAGATTCTGCTTCTCCACTCCGCGATATTGAGGAGAGATAGTCTCATAACCTATCCGCCGCCCGACCACAAGAACGCCGTTTCTCCTCTTCATCATAGATTATTGCATAAAAAAAACGATACCGGGCGATACACTTTTGCCCGATATCGAATTTTTTTATAGAAGACTTGCCAACTTTTCGATTGCTTTTTCAACTCTCTTACGGATTCCGACTTCGGTATATCCTATGTCTCGCCCTATCTTCCAATATGGCTTTCCGTTTATGTAGCCGTCGATAATGATTGTTTTATCAAAACCTTCCAACTTGTCTATCGCTTCCATATAGGTTGCTTCGAGAGCCGTCGCTTTCTTAATATTTTCTTCGATATGAAGCGAGCCGAGAACCTCTTCAAGTTTTCGTATCTCTTCGGTATTGTCTTTTGTTGCAATTTTACCACGAAGATATTCAAGTCGCCGTTCGTGATTTTGCTTACACTCCATAGCAACGGTTATGCTATGCGTTATCTTTCGGAGTTTCCGAAGGTCGCTCTTGACTTTCTCCTTCTCCATTCTTCCCTCCTTTGTCGGGCAAGAACTTTAAGACCTTACTTCTTGCGATGACGTCGTTCCCTTTACGAAGTTCAAACCAAAAGATTATATTACCCGTTTCTTTCTCTATCATCGAGAAATATATGAGTTGCCTCCCGTCCTTCGCAAGAGCCTTCTTTAACTCATATTGTCTTTGCTTTGAAGTCTTCGCTCCTTCCGTTTCGTAGCCGTTTTCTTTCAATAACTCATAGCCGATATCGTCTATACGTTCAATCGCCTCTTGCGGCAATAAATCGAATATATCAATCTTCTTTGCCATTTTTCCGTCTCCTGTATTTCATCGTTTCTTTGGTTGGTTGCAAGTTCTCTCTATCCATTTTTATGAGACCTATACAAACCCACCAACTAAAAGCCGTTATAACGCCGAATCCGATTATAGCGTTTAAGTAACCACACACTCCGAACCAATTTATAACGACTACGCCTTTTATCAAGCATAAAAACTGTACCGCCGTTAAAACTGTTAAGAGTGTAGGAATGATTATTTTTCGAAATGTTTTCATTTTGTCCTCCGCATTAAGTATTGTCTTTTATCCAATATTCTTTTAAGTTTTTAACCGTTTGAGCCTTAAATACCCGTAACTTATCGGAAGCATATACAATGAACAAATACACAATAAGTTCGCGAACGGTCGCACCGATTGAATTGCAAGCACAACCGATTTGCGTTCCCTCAACAACAAGCCGTTCTTGCTTTTCGTTACAAATATAATCGTAATCGGTTATTTCAAAGGCTTCGCATATAGGTTTTATCGTATTCAAAACAGTTTCGCGTTTACTTTTTGGGTAAGCAGAAGAATCTTCAATATACGGCTCACTTATGTTATAAAAATCTATCATTGTTCCACCTCTTTATCGCAAAATACAATGTAGCCTTCTTTTTGTTTGTAATTCGTTATGTATGCGATGTAGTATAATTTGTTTCGTATCTTTTCGTCTACGATTCGACTATCAATGCAAGAATATTTAATAACATCGCCAACCTTGAAACCTCTATCGTTGAACCGTATCTCGAAAGGCTTATTACCTTTCAGTTTTTCGTTTGCATATTCCGCCTTTATTTTTAGATTATGCAGTTTCATTTCACACCTCCGGTAAGTCAATATCTATAATTATTGCTTTTACCCACGGGAGATTTTCTATTTTTTCGCGAGCAAGTTTCTCAATACCTTCGTAAATATCATCTGCCCCTAATTCGTCAGCAATTTGCTCTTCAAAATATTCTTTGAGAACATCTTCATCGCTATCTCTTGTAAAAAACCTTTCTTCGCCGTAATAGGTCAAGCAAACATACGAGTCAACACGACAATCTCCGAACGAACCAAGCCACGAGCAACAACCGTCATCACAAACGATGTTACTATCAACCATAGGAACAATAGGAATGTCGGGGTTTTCCTTTACAAACCTTAAAAACTTTTCGATTTTCGTTTCAACGTCTTTAAGGTCAAACACTATCCCTACACAATACTTTTCGCCGTCTTCCCATACGTCAAAAGTTTTGTGCGCTATCTTTGTTTCGTATGTAAAACAAGGATTACCTTCATCGTGCCATATTGCTTTAAGATTCTTCTTTCCCGGTTGTTCATCACACCTAACACCGCCATAAGTTACAAGGTATTCTCCACCCTCGTATGCTCCGCGCTCATCATCAATCGCTCCTCTAAACTCAATAAGGTCATCGGAAGAACCGAAAACAATTACAATATTATTTTCAATCGCCTCTCTAATGATATGTTCGGGTATTTTTACCGGGTACTCTAATTTTAATGCGTTAAGCCTTAATGCTATTTCGTTTACTTTGTTCATATTCTACTCCTAAAATAAATTTTTGAATATTGCCATAAGGACATCGACAACGATTGAATTTCCCGCTTGCTTGTAAAGTTGAGAATTACTCACTTTCTTCTTTGCGCAAGAAAAACTTTCATCGTCAAAACCCATAAGTCTCCAACACTCTTTTGGCGTGAGTTTCCGAACGCGGATTCCGTCCATAACTCCATTATTCCCGTCTTCGGTTGAAGAGCGTCTTACTACGGGGAAAACTTCACTTTCGTTTACTCCGCCCTTATTAAAGCCGTGTGGTCGGCTATACTGTTTTGTTGTTTCTATAATTCCTTGACCGTTTCGTTTTAAGTCTGCCCCACAATTTCTTGTGAGTGTACCTACGCACGAACTATCCTTCCTTATAGATTGATTGAATCCGTCCCATACTATCGGCTCGACAACCCGATTATTATGTTTCGGACTGCTTCCGTCGGTTGTCAGCGTTCCGACTATTCCGTCTTTCCGAAGATAACCGTTTTGCTCGTCTAATGCCATAGGCTCAATTACTTTTAATCCTTCTCTTTCGCTACGCAAAGTCGGCGCAACTTCCTTATATTCTCTCGGCTGCCGAGACTTATAAAAATCTTCGAGAATTTTCGGTTCTAATCCGCCGCCTTGCATTGTTCGTATTGTCGGGCATAGTCCCTCCGGAGAGTAAACTTTATTAGCCATTTCAAAATCGCCTTCAAGTTGGGCAATATGTTCGCACCTGATGAAATTGTCGTCCATTCTACTTCCGGCTCTCGTTGTAATAGTTTTTCCGACAACATTTCCGTCTGTGGGTTCAAAGCGAAATCCATTCCCTTTCTCAATACTTTCTTGCGTATGTTGGATAAAATATTTAATAGCCTTTTCGGATAAATAATACTTTTCATCGACCGAAGGCTCTAAAACATCTTTCAACCTAACCACAAGCGGTTGTTTGTGCGGAAAATCGTAATAGTAATCTTCTCCGAGCCAACTTAACATAAAACATCTCTCTCGATTTTGTGGAACTCCGAAGTCTTTCGCGTTAAGTATTGCGTACTTACTCGTATATCCTAATGATTCAAGTAATTCGCACCACGAAAAGAAGTCCTTGCGATTCTTCTCGGAAAGCACGTCAGGAACGTTTTCCATTAAGAGAATTTGAGGCAATCGTCCCCCCTTCTTTGTAATTTCAATAAGTAGCCTTTCCACTTCCCACAATAAACCGCTCCGTGTTCCGCTTTCTCGACTCATTCCTTGTTGTTTACCTGCCTTTGAAAGGTCGGTGCAAGGAAATGAGTAGGTCATTATGTATTCATACTTATCGGTCTCGATAATACCGAGGTCTTCGGAGTGAATTTGAGTAATATCACTCGTTGTAAAACTTGTTCCGTGAACTGCGTTATAACTTGCAACCGCGTACTTATCAAATTCACATATTCGATAATGTTCAAAGTTTACGCCGAGATTTTCAAGTGCTTTCGCTTGCGCCCCGATTCCCGCAAAAAGTTCTATAAGTCGTATTGGCTTCGTAATTTTGAGAGGTATTACACCGTCGAATATCGAGCGTTGCAATCCCATATCTCTCATTGTGTTTCCCATACCTCCACCTATATCCCAAGAGATTTCGCTATATCGCTTTTTGCCTCTCTTGCGTCCTTACGAAAATCGTCGCCTTCGAGTTTTATAACTCTCGTTGACATCTCGTTTACCCTTTCTACGATTGCTTTATCGAGATTAAGAACAGAAGCAAGTTCCGAGATTGAATAGTTAGACGAGAATATTGTCGGTCGTTGCGAATTGTATCTTGCATTAAGAATTTCAAACAATTTTTCTTCTGCCCACTTTGCGCTCCCCGCATTAAATTCCCTTCCGAGAAATTCCTTGCCGAAATCGTCTATGAAGGCGAAAGCGTAATTTTGAAGTCTATCCAACATCTCGCACTCGCCCATACCGTTTCCGTCATAAGAACTCCGTATTTCATTAAGAATGGAAGCAAGGTTCGTATAAATGCACCGATATCCTTTCCATACCAACTCATTACAAATGCAAGCCGTCAAAAATGTTTTTCCCGAAGAATTGTCTCCGTAGATATAAAGTCCGATATTGCTATCTAAAACTTTATCGGCGTTTGCGATGTAATTCTTACACTTGATATAAGCCTTTTGGTTGTTATCGGTTATCATTGCATCTTTGAACATAATATTTTTATATCGTTCTCCGATAAGCGATAACTTCTTACGAGCGTTAAATTTTTCAAGCCTTTCTTTCGCTTCCTTTTCCGCCTTTTCTTTCCGATATTTTTCGGTAAGGCATTTACACGCCCCACGCATAGCAAACTGTCTATCATCGGAAGTAAAGAATCTTGCTGTCTTACAAGCCTTGCAATAAGGAAGTCCGTCGTCTCCGAGATACTCATCTTCTTTAAGAACCTCTTCTCCGCTTGTAAAGGCTTGTTTTAATTGTTCGAGCGTTTTACCAAACATCACTCGTCCTCCCGATTATACTTTGAAGAATCCGCCGCCTTCCTCGGCGTTTCTTCTCTTGCTTCCCAAGTCCTTATGCAAGCCTTCCAATCTTTCATCGGTTGGCTACCAACTTTCCAACCTTTTGATTCATAAAAATCATAAAAGCGTTGAGCATTGACTTTGTTGTTTCGTTCCTTGCAATAACTTTCAATCTCTTCTATCGAAGGTTTTGAAAACCGTTTCGGTGGGGGGAGTGCGCTTCTCGCACTCTCTATATTATCCTTACCTAACTCTATACTATCCTTACCTATACTAATCTGTGTCTCCGAATCGGAAGCATTATGTATACATTCCGTATACGCCTTCTTTGAATCAAGCGTTAATGTTGCTTTTTCTTCGGTATAAGTAGTCTCTTTGAATCGGTCGGCTTGTATGTAGTTGTGGATTTTCCAATGTTTAATAACGATTATTCCGCTTTGGAAAGTTAGTATAAAACGCTTCGACACAAGGATTCGGCAGTCATCGTCGCTTGCACCTATCATTCTTTGAATCTTTTTCGGATTACCGACAAACCCCTCGTCATCGGCTCTCATTGAAAGATGAAAGTATAGTGCTTGCGTTGAAAGGGGCATATCGAGAAAAGCGTCGCTATCAATTATCGCTTTCGCGAACATTCTTCTTTCTGCCATAATCTCTCCTTAAAACGGAAGATTGTCATCGTCAACTTCTTCGAGTTTCGGTCTTTCCTTTTTTGCCGGCTTTTCATCGCTTTGCGATTTCGGCGTTAAAAACTCAACTTCATCGACCTTGACTTCCGCAATTTTATGCTTACTTCCATTATCGTCTTCATAAGTCCTGAATTGAATACTTCCGACGATTCCTACTTTATTGCCTTTACGGAGATACCTTGCACAAAGTTCCGCACGTTCTCTCCATACAGTAATATCAAAAAAATCCGTTTCCCTTTCGCCGTCCGAGTTTGAATAATTTCTTGTAACGGCGACCGCAAATTTTGCGTAACTGATTCCGCTTGCAGTTTCAGCAAGTTCCGGGTCTCGCGTAAGGTTTCCGATGATAATGAGTTTATTCATCTTTCTCCTCCGAGCAACATCGCAAGCAGCACTTCCGCCGGTATGCTTTCTATCATCTTTTTCTTCATATCGTTTACGCATTTTTCAGCAGTATCAATGGTATTTGTAAGAATTTCCGTATTGCAAGACGTTAATCCGATTCCTCGAATGTGGTCTCCGTTATGAAACGCGCCGATAATTGCCCTCGTGTCCGAGTTTACAATAGTTTCGTTATTATCGAGATTTTTTATTGTGATGTGGAATCCTTTTTTGAATTTTTTGGTGTTTTGAGTTTTCATATTTTTATCTCCTAAAAGTTAATTTTTCTTTATCCCAATTCGGGTATTTTGATTTTAAGTAGGCTTCGATTTTTGCACCGATTTCTTCTCTTTCTTCGTGTGTTCCGAAGTCATATTTTCTATGACACTTATTTTCCGTGAACTCTGTACAAAGAGTAACTATATTCTCTTCAATACCGAGTCCGCCTTTCGAGCGGGAGATGAAGTGTGCGTTTGGCATTACGTTTCTACAACAACCACATACCACACACCGTCCCCCGTCTCGTTCCCATACCGCTTGTTTTACCTTTTGCGGTATATCCGTTGCTTTACTTCGTTTTGATTTCATCGACCATATTCCTCTCTTGCAAGTTCTATCTCGCTATCCACGATACCGAGTTCGGCAAGTTTATCGAGTGTCGCCTCAATGAGTTCCGTCATCTCTTGTGTGTTGAATTTTGAAGAGCCGATAAAGTATTGATACATATTCAACTTCTTCCCGTTTACAATTCTTTCGTCAACTTTGCGGACAACTCTAAAAGTTTTTTTGAGTAACGATTCGGCTTCCGGCAACGCGAGAAGATAATCGTATGAAACGTTTGCTTCTTCAAGCATTACGCAATAACACTCTACGGTAGACACTTTTCGTTTGTTACCAGATAAAGCATTCGCCATTTTCCCGAGCAATGCCCATAGAAGACGATTTTGTTCAAGACTGCGTTGAGATTTATGTATCTTTGTTTCAACCTCCAACTTTTTTTCCGAACCTTGATTTTCTTCCAAGGACAATAAAGCGGATTTTTTATTCTCGCCGCGAACCACATAACACACGATTAAATTGTTGTTTTCGTCTGTCATACGATATACTCGCTCGGCTATAAACTTACTCATCTTGCGCTCCTATTTGCTTTTTCAAAGAGGCTATCAAAGAAGCAAACTGTTCCTCCGAAAGGTTATTTATTTTCGTCGGATATTTCTTTTTTGCAAGCCAATCGCTGACCATATCAAGCGTTATATCGGAATCTTTGATAATTTCGTTTACTTGCGCCCATTTCGATTTTTTGCTACTTGTTGTACTTGTACTACTTTGAGCCTTTTTGCCAGCGGACGTTTCACCTTGTTTCGGAGAGTATTTTGTACTATCTTTATCCCAATACACGTCTGCACCTATTCCTAACGACTTGCAAGCCACGGAAAGGGCGTCGGTGTAGGCTTTCTTATAGCACTCGTCATCGGTATAAAGTCCGCCTGATTCCTTTGACACAAACTTGCTTCCGCCTATTCCGGGTATTGCTTCGCTCCACGCACCGTCAACCTTGATAAATAATTCGATTTCCACATTTGCGGTAACTTCGTTATTTACCCCACCGTCAAGCCAAGTTCTCACTATATTCGCTTTCCAACCGACCCCACATACGCCGAATTGCTCGGTAAGGGTTTTAATTCGCCACATCGGATTTATATCGGTCATTCCCTTCAAGCGTCCACCCTCTATTTTCTTTTGCGCTTTCTCGGGTACTTCGCGAACTTTTTCGTAAAGGTCAAGATTTCCCATATTACTTCCACTCCAAATCTTTCTTTATGTAGTAGACTTTTAAGAGAGCCTTGAACATATCAAAGTATTTTTTGATTGTTGTCGGCTTGATTTCCTTGTGTTGGAACGGCTCGTCTTCGTTTCTTCCTATATTGAGAATCATTATTTGTTCAACTTTGTGCTTGTTCTCTTTGAGAAGATTTGCATACGACGATACTTGCAAGAAGTGTTCATTAAAGATACCTTTGCCACTCTTAAAGTCAACGAGAGTATATTTGCCGTCCACCTTACAGTAAAAGTCGAGCGTTCCGCCGTATTTGAACTTTTCGGAAACGAGTGCTTTCTCGTTAAAAATCGGCTCGACTTTATGTTGTTTCTCCCAATCGAGATATTTATAAAAGCCGTTTTGAGCCATTTCGATTTCAAGTGCGGAATATTCTTCCGTATTTACTTTTTTGCCTGTTATATGCCCTTCAACAAGTGCGTGAATAAGAGTTCCGATTGAAGCGGCTTTGTCAACGTACTTCGTCGAGTCAATGCCTTGAAGTCCGAGATTGTTCGCCCACTTTACAAGCGCGGGTTTGTTCAATAAACCCGTTACAGTTGTTGACCCCGGAACAAGAGTCCCGTCTTCGAGATAATATCTTGTGTGCGCTCTTGCAACTTTCTTTAACTTGTCCGCCATTATTCATTACCTCCGAATAAAACTTCTTTTGCCCTCTTTTGAGCATTTTCGGGTTTGTCGTATTCTTCTTGATAACGCACTTTTGCCCAATCTCTGCTTTGTTCAAGACCCGAAAGAGTCTCCTTTGCGAACTTAACATCGTCGATAAGTTTTTCGGCTTCTTCAACTGACACGTCTTTAAGTGCGACCGCTAATTCGTTGACTTTCTTTTCGTAACCGTCTCTCGCGAGCGCAACTCGCATTTCCGCAATATCTAATTCGTTTTTGTAATAATCCAACATTGTCATAAATCTCCTTGACAAAAAATAATATTTTTGGTATATTATTTGAAAAGCATATACCTTTGCTTTTAATGAGACTTCACTTCTTTGCTTGCCGGCGTGAGTGGAGTCTTTTCTCTTGCTTGTAATTCTCGATATGTATCTTCAAGCCGTTCAAAGCATTGCTTGACCCAATCCGTGATACTTCGATACCCCAACGGTTTAAGTGCCTTATCGAAAAGTTCTTTCGCTTCTTTCGGAAGAGTTGCCGTAAGTTTATAAATCTCCGAGACCTTTTTCTCTTTCGCCACGGTAGCATTTACACTTGCAAGTTGAAGATATACTTCGTGTGGTTCGTATATTTCTTCGACTCGACTACAACCTAACTCTTTAAGAAGTTTCCTCATCATCGACGGAATTGGAAGACACTTATAATTCTCGAACTTGCTCATCATCGGCTCGTCCGTGCCGATTTTTTCGGCAAGTTCTTTTTGCTGCCTACCCTTCGCCTTGCGAATCTCTCTTAATCGCATTAACCTTTACCTCCTTCTTCGATTTTTAAGCCGAGTGTTTCGGCTATTTGCTTGCCTTTCTTTTCAAGACTTCGTAATTGATAGAGCCTTTGCCGTAACATATCATTCTCCGCTTTCTTTGCGAGTTTGACATACGGACTACTTTTCAGCCTCTCAATTTCGGCTTGAATTTGCTCCGATGTTTTAATCTGCTTGTCCATAACTACTCCTTATTTCTTTTTTTTGCGACATACTCTTTAAGAGCGATTCTCGTTACGTCGCTTAAAGTCAACTCTTCTTGCTCCGCGATTTCAACGAGATTTTCATAAGTCTCTTTACCGACCCAAACGCCGATATTGACTTTACCGAAACGCTCGATTTTTTTATTCGCCTTTGCTTTTGCCATATCGTATACCTCCTTTTTAGAATAAAAAAATAGACCCACCAATCAAGGTGAGTCTACTATTGCCTATCGGCATTAAAAAAGGCTCATCAATGACTGATGAACCTATTGTATAATATCA